ATAACAAAACAATGAGATGCGTGGAATGTAGCAAACGTATTATGAGCTATGAAGAATATGAACGTGATTATCTTGTTGAAGATTAGAAGCACAATGAAGTAAAGGAGTATCAATGGACTTAGAACAAAAAGCAATAGAAAGAATCAAAACAGCATCAGAAATGAGTCTTGAGTATTACAAACAACCACTTATCTGTACATACAGCGGTGGTAAGGATTCAGATGTATTATTAGAGCTATTCAAACGTTCTGGAGTTCCTTTTGAAGTACAGCACAGTCACACCACAGCGGATGCACCACAAACAGTATGGCACGTCCGTGACAATTTCAAGAAATTGGAAGAGGGGGGGGATAAAGTGCAGTATTAACTATCCAAGGAAGCCAGACGGAACCAGAATAACAATGTGGAATCTTATCCCTAAGAAACTTATGCCACCTACACGGCTAGTAAGATATTGTTGCCAAGAACTTAAGGAAAACAATGCTAATGGAAGATATATTGCAACAGGTGTTAGATGGGACGAAAGCACAAAAAGAAAGAATATGCGGGACGAGTTTGAAAAAATTGGGAACAGTAAAAAGACAGCGGAGAAATTTAGCACAGTAATGCTTAGTAACGATAATGATTCCAAAAGAAGAATCACGGAATTGTGCATGCAGAAAGCAAAAATGACCGTAAATCCTATTGTTGATTGGAAAGAGGAAGATATATGGAACTACATAGATCAAGAGCATATATGCACTAATGAATTGTACCAATGTGGATATAAAAGAGTTGGATGCATCGGTTGCCCAATGGCAGGCAGAAAAGGAAGATTAAAGGAATTTTACGACTTTCCAACATTCAAACTAAATTATATCAGAGCATTTGACAGGATGTTAGAAGCAAGAAAAGCAAAGAATCTTCCTACACAGTGGGAATCTGGAGAAGAAGTATTCCTGTGGTGGATAGAAGATAAGAATGTTGCAGGGCAAAGAGAATTTAAGGTAGCAGAAAACGGACAACTTATGTGGTAAAGGAGAAAGAACATGGATGTTATCAAACAAATAGATTACATGATCGCTTGTTTAGAGGTGGCAAAAGAAGAAATCAATTACAAAAAAAGATGGGAAATGAAAATAAAAATGAGAGAGGATAACGACTGGAACTGGTATAAGATACACAGGACACCAAACAATGCACTTATCAAAGAAAATCTTAGAAACGTTGGTAGAACAGGATTCAAGCTTGCGAAAGATTTAGAGGTGGGAGAATGAAAATATATTCAAATCGAGCTGATAAAAATGTGGACTGTATAAGAACAAGCATGAGAACAGAAAAACACAATAGTTTGCACGTAACATTAAATTTTAGGAGAACTGTTGGTGTACCAGTTACCATGGAAGAAGAAACAGGCAGTGAAGTGATAATAAATTTTACTGATACTTGCGAACTTGACAATTTTATTATGGCACTGACACAGCTAAAGGAAATGACAAAGGGTTACTATGGCAAATGGGAGATTGAAAAGGGTAAAGGAGAACGACTATGACAATTGATGAAATAATAGCTCAGAGATTTCAATACGACTTACATGAACGTATTAAAGAGTCAAACATTCCTATTGGACAATTAGACGTAAATTTCAAAGGAGAAAAGGCATTTATAAGAGATAAAATAACAGGACGTATCGTTGGAGAAGTTGATGTGAAGATTACTATGGAACGATATGAACCTAAAAAAATGACAAGAAGTGAAGTGGAAAAAGCTATACTTGCTTACTGCGACCCTGTTGCCACACCATGCAAAGAATGCAAATGTTATAAAAAATGTGTAAAAAGGATGCCGTTTGAATGGTTAAGTAACGAGGGATTACAAGAATACTATGAATTTTTGTATGGAATCAAAGTGGAGGTAAAGGAATGACAATAGCGGAGCAGGTGGCACACGACTTTTTAGAAAGCATAGAAAAGATGATTACGGCAAATAAATTAGATGTTGGAGTATTAGATACGAAAGTTTCTTATCAATCTTGCGAAGAAGCAATGATGAGCGTGACTGATACAAAAACAGGTTCTATTATTGCAACAATGAGATTGAATGTAAATACAAACAAATTAAAAAGAGAAATGCAGGAAAAAGAATTAGAAAACTATTGTCGTAAAAGAATCTGCCCTATTTGCATTTTTAAAGGGCAAGAACCGTGCATAACGAGAAAGATTAGTTATGGAACAGCTACTTGTAAAGAGGTAGAGGAAAGCTATAGAAAGATGGTGGAGAATAAAAAATGACAAGAGAAGATATAATCACTAATTTAAGATATTGGTGTAACAATATTGATAAACCATGTGAAGAATGCAAAATACATGATATATGTGTCGTTCGTGATCACGTGCAGACATTTGATTCTATGGACGATAAAAAGTTACAAGAATATTATAAATTGATGTATGGAAGTGAAGTGAAAGTAGAGAAAATGGAACTGGTAAAAGTTTTTAAAAAAGCAACAAAAATATATTATCCAGATGTAATGAAAGATGTGTTACCACTTAAAGAGTTTGTGAAAAACATTACAGATAAAGGATATAAGGTTGAATTAACAAAAGATAATGTTGTCAGTGATACCGTAGTGAATATCTATAAAGAAGTGGAGATGGAAGAATGATACTAAAAATCTTACTTGTTATCATCGGCATTATCTTAGGACTGGTAGGCAGTGGTTTCTGCCAGTCCGCTAAAGCAAGAGATACGATCACAATGACGTTAGAAGATTATAAGCATATGGGAGAAATATTACACAGTTTGCCGATAAGAGAACGGCACAAAAGCCTTAAAGGGAAAGACGTGGCGTTATACAGGTGTCCTAAATGTAAAAGCTATGTAGCAGAATGGACAGAAGTTTGTGAGTGTGGGAACCAGTTAGACTGGGGAGAAAGTGAGGACTTACATGTTAATAATGACAAAAGATAGAGAGATTCTGAATCTTGATAATGTTCTTGAAATTCGGGCAAGCGAAGAGAATGTAGAATGTGAGCTAATGAATGGATATATTTACACAATACAATCATTCAAAACACATAAAAAAGCAGAAGATGCATTAGATAAGATACTTAATCAATATGACAGAGGACAAAGGGTTATCAAGTTATAAAGGAGCGTTATAAATGAATAACAAGATAAAAGAAAATGACAGTCCATCTTTAGCACTTGTAAACAGTGTAAGAGCTTGGGAACGACCAGATATTAATAAGATTGAGCCTAAAAAGGAAATAGAAGCTGTTATCAAGGAAATATTAGACAACACACCGAAAAAACCAAAGACAGGAGCAGGCTATTTAAGAATGAAAAGAGGTAATATAAATGAACGGTAAAGAATATCAAACAAAAGCAATGCGAACTAATGACGGATTAGGAACAGAAAGAATAATGAATATGGCTGATAATTTGGAACAGGGAGTAGAGGACAGCATACCAGACACTGGGATTGACTTGGGCGGAATTATTAACGGCTTATTCGGATTATCTGGAGAAGTTGGAGAACTTACTGATATGGTTAAGAAATGGATATTCCATGAAAGTAATTTTGACGAGGAACACGCAAAAAAAGAACTTGGGGATGTAATGTGGTATGTTGCTATGATTTGTGAATCATTTAATTGGTCGTTGGATGAAATTATGCAAATGAACATTGAAAAATTAGAGAAACGTTATCCAGATGGATTTGACGTTATCAAAGCAAATAACAGAAGTCCAGAAGATGTATAAAGTGGGGGCGTTATTATGAGAGGGAAAGATAATCCGTGCTATGGGTGCACAGAAGCCACAGGAAGAACTTATAATTGCCATACCCTATGTGACGGCTATAAACAGTTTCAAGACGATTGTAAGGAAGAGAAGAACGTTATAAAAAGGAAAAATCCTTATTATAAGTCGTTATCAAAAGAAAAATTTATGAAACGGAATGCTTTAAACAGGAACAGGAGGGGAAGAAAATGACAGGGTTATCAATAGACGTTATCAAAAATCAGATACAATTATCAAAAATGTTTGTAGGAAGTGAAGCGGTATCAACTAAGGCATTGAAAGAACTTCTTGAGTACAAAGAAACAGGATTGACACCGCAGGACATAAAAGAAATGGACAAGATGTATCTTGAAAAATGTAAAGAAGTAAATGCACTTGTAAAGACCTGTGAACGGCTAGAAAAGGAGAAAAGATGAATAAGCAAGACATATATACTCTATGTACATTAATTCCATCTATGGACGATTACAGCGGTCACAATATGTATCTATGCGGTAAACGTGACGGATTTAATGAGTGTGTGCAGATGTTAAAAGATAATTTAAAGAATGTAAAAGAAGAAGCAGGGGTTTAATCCTCTGCTTCTTCTTTTTTTGCCTTTTTATTGAATTTTTCCCATCGTTCTGGATACACTTCTTGAAACCATTTAAGAAAATCTCCAAAGAGAGCATCTTCGGCTTCTTTTCTTACTGCGGCTGCATCTTCTATATTATGGTATCTTCCTAAATGGTATGTTTTACCTTTAAATACTATTGTAGCAGCCCATTTTCGCCGATTTTTGTCCCAACTAACACCACGAACTCCAGATGTGTTATTCCGTAACATTTTTCTAGGTTTGATTGATATAATGGATGTATTTTCTATATATCCTTGTTCACATGTTTCCGCAGCCTTTTTGAGGTTTTCTCTGGCACTTCTTTGATGTGAGCAACCACAAGACATTTGTTTGTAAAACAGTCCGGCAGGAACTAGGTAATGCTTTCCACAAGAACATTCACACTCCCATTTATACCGATTTCCAACTCTTATTTGCTTAATTGCTTTGCAGCCATAATCGTTAATTTTACCAGTGAGGTCAAATGGTTTATAGTAATTAGCTTCGGCAAAACATCCGCAAGATTGAGTTCGACCAGATATTAGAGCATCGTATCTTACAGTTTTTGTATTTCCACATTCACATTTGCAAATGGCAAAAACTCTTCCTTTTTTTCTATAAGCATCTATGATAGTTAATTTTCCCCACTTTTCTCCATTAAATTCATTTGTATATCGTGGTGCGTTTTTGCATTCTTCGGAGCAATATTTTGCACTTGGTGCCCCATCAAAAGTCTTTCCACATACAACACATTCTCTAAAAGCCATAAATAAACACCTCTTTCTGTAATGAATTATACATATTATATTACTAATGTACAAGAAAATTTCAGCGAAGGACCAGAAAAGCTCTGGTCCTTAATGTTATCTATATGAAAAGTTGTGATCTAAAATTTCTATGTTGTAGTTTCCAGTCGTACCACTTACCTGCTGATGTGTGATAATGTAATTGGATGTGATACCTGCGGTAATGATTGCTGTTAAGATGATAGATAATAATATTTTTTTCATGTTGTTGTATCTCCTTACTCAATAAGCCCTATTTGTCTTCATATTTAATATATAAGTACTTCCATTTCTGCAACCAGTTTTTAGCCCCGATATAGCTCTGATATGTCAATTCATTACTGTCTTGCATTTCTTCGTACATATCACATTCGTGTTGTACTCTAAACCAAACATCGGCAAAGTTATCAATTGTGTCATCGTTCATAACACGGTATACTTTTAATTTCTCTAATGCAGTGATTGCCTTTTTACAATCATTCGGCAACTCTCTGTCAAATATTTTTACCATCTTTTCTCCTTTTCTACCCTCGTAACCTCCGGGGTGGGTGGTGTATATTATGCAGGTATTACAAGACTGTCACGATCAGCCTTGACAAGTCTGTTCTTATTAAGCCTATCTTTCCACTGTTCAACAAGTGATTCATGGAGCTTTAAGGCTTCTTGCTTGCTGCAGGTTGTATAAGAATCAATTTCTTCGAAATCATCCATATACATTACAACAGTTTGGTATTCGT